TACCTGATAATGATGCAATGGCAGCTCAAAAATCAAACTTATACTTCGGTACTGGTTTATTATCAGACCACAATGAAGTAAAAGTAATTGACATGGCAGACCTAGATGGTTCTCAAAACGTAAGAATCGTTATGAGATATACTGCTGGTGTACAGTACGGATTAGGTTCAGAAATCGTTTACTATACATAATAGTTAGATAAGTATTAACAACAAAGAGGGGTAGGTGGAAATTCTACCTACCCTTTTTTAATAAAAACAATTAAATTATGGCTTGTGATATATCAAAAGGGAGATTAGAGGCGTGTAAAGAATCCGTAGGTGGTATTAAAAACTTATACATTGGAAACTACACTTCTGCTATGTATGCTGGTATGGCTGACTCTGCTTCTGTAGCACCATCAGGTTCTGCATTTAACGGTCAAGTAGATACGTTAACTGCTGGAGTAGATGTGTACAAATTTGAAGTAAGAGGAGATAACAATACGTTTGAAGAAACTAATGAAAATTCAAGAGATAACGGAACATCTTTCTGGACACAATCAGGAAGTTTTGTGATTAAGGCTCAGAATGCTGAGACTATGATGCAATTAAAGTTATTATCTTACGGTAGACCTCATATTATCATTGAAGATTACAATGGTAAATTTAGGATTGCTGGCGCACAAAACGGAGTAGAGGTATCTGTGAATACATCTACTGGTGGTGCAATGGGAGATTTATATGGTTATACAATTTCTTTCGAAGGAAAAGAAGTCCTTCCATCTCTATTTGTTCTAAGTACTTTAGTTGGAGAAGGCGTTAGTGCTGGATTTGACGTACAGACTTCAAATATGAGTAACGAATAATACTTCCTTTATTATTATTCAATTAAAAGGGTAGATTTCGGTCTACCCTTTTTTATTATAAAACAAAAAATAGTTTTTACGTTATCATATTATGATAGTTATTAATGCAGCAGAGACACAGACATTTAACATAATACCTAGAGATGGTGTTGTAGAATATACTACTCAAGAGGATGGAACTATTACTCTTGATGCTAATGTTCTGACTGTTAAGTTTGTGGAAGAAGAAACCAATAATGGTGCTAGTTTTTTAAATTTAGTAAGTAATAAATATCCTAACTATTTAGCTCTGCAAGTAACAGCAACAGTAAATACGTTTAGAAAGAACTTTAATTACTTTATGGAGATAAAAAACAATACTACTGGAAAGCTTTTTTATAGAGATAGACTTTTAGTATTAGAAGACAATGATGTGCCTTATAACAATACTGCTATTCATTCTATTGATGCAGGTGAATACGAGCCTTTTACTGGTTCTTCTAGCGATAACGAATATATTATATTAAATGATTAATAAAGAAAAAAATAATTCAATAAGAGTAGTAAACTTATCTGGTTACGAGATACCAGAGGTAAAAGAAGTTTACAATAAGAAGTGGATTTCTTATGGAGAAAACAACGACTACTTCGACATACTTATTGAAAGGTATTTAGGCTCTCCTACTAACAGTAGATGTATCAACGGTATTGTTGATATGGTGTATGGTAGAGGATTAGAGGCTACAGATAGTGCAGAGTTTCCTGAAATGTATGCTAAGTTTAAGGTGTTGATTAGACCTAAAGATGTAAAGAGAGTATCTAACGATTACAAGATGTTAGGTCAAGCAGCTATGCAAGTAGTATACAACAAGTCTAAAACCAAAATAATAAAGGTACTACACTTTCCTATGGAGTGTTTACGAGCAGAGAAGTGTGATGCAAAAGGAGTTATTAGAGCTTATTACTATCACCCTAAGTGGGCTGAGATAAAGCCAAGCGATACACCTAAGAGAATCCCTACATTTGGGAATGGTGCAAAGAGTGAAAAATCAGAGCTATATATATTCAAGCCTTACAGAAGTGGCTTTTATTATTATGCTCCTGTTGATTATCATGGATGTTTACAATATTGTTCTTTAGAAGAAGAAGTAAGCAATTATCACATCAGTAACATAAAGCAAGGATTACAACCTAGCTTACTAATAAACTTTAACAATGGGATTCCAAATGAGGAAACTCAAGAGATTATTGAAAGAAAAATATATGATAAATTTAGTGGCAGTTCTAATGCAGGTAAATTTATTTTAGCATTTAACGAATCTATAGAAACTAAAGCAGACCTAGAGCCTATTCACTTACCAGATGCTCATGCGCAATATCAGTTCTTATCTGATGAGAGCAGAGAGAAGATTATGTTAGGACACGGTATTGTATCTCCTATTCTTTTGGGGATAAAAGACAATACAGGGTTTGGGAATAACGCAGAAGAGTTAAGAACTGCTTCTATATTGATGGACAATATTGTTATTAGACCGTTCCAAGAAGGTCTTATAGAAGGTATTAACGACATACTTAACTTTAACAAGATATACTTGAACTTATACTTTGTAACTCTACAACCGATTGAGTTTACAGAGCTAGATAATATCTCTACAAGAGTTAAGAGAGAAGAAGAAACAGGAGAGAAATTAAGCTCACAGGAAGTAACAGATTTTAGTGATGAAGAAGGAGATGACCTTTTGGAGCAATTAGAAGCTCTAGGAGAGCGTATCTCTGACGATTGGGAGCTTATACATTCCGAAGAGGTAAAAGACTCGGAAAAGGGCTTTAATTTGGATAATTTAGCAGGTATTAAGTCTGCTCCTAACAAGAAGTCTAAACAAGACAGAGGAATATACAAAGTAAGATATGCTTATATGCCTGTAAGAAAGTCTCCTAATAGTAGAGAATTTTGTAAGAGAATGGAGTTATATACTCAGGACAATATTGTATTTAGAAAAGAAGATATTGGACTAATGAGTTTTAGAGGAGTAAACAAGAAGCTTGGACACAAAGGTAGAAACTATTCTCTGTTTAAATACAAGGGTGGTAAAAACTGTAAGCATTACTGGGAGTTAAGAGTATATAAAAAGAAAGTATCTGATGATGCAGAGATTAGTGTTAATCAAGCAACAAAGGATGGATTTGTAGAACCTAATAATCCTTCAGAGGTATCTGTTAGACCAACAGATATGCCGAACTCAGGAGCTTATCCAAATAGTTAAGATTATGGCAAAAGCATTATTTATAACAGTAATAGACTTAAAGAGAAAATCCATAATAGATGGGAACTTAGATGCTGACAAGGTAATTCAGTTTATTGAGGTAGCACAAGATACGCACATACAAAACTATTTAGGAACAGATTTATACAACAAATTACAAACACTAATCACAACAGGTAACGATATAAACAATCCTGCTAACGCACATTACAAATCATTATTAACAACTTATATAAAGCCAATGTTAATATGGTTTACACAAAGTAATTATCTTCCGTTTGCTATGTATCAAATAGGTAACGGTGGAGTATTTAAACATAGAAGTGAGAACTCTGATTCTGTAACACAAGAAGAGGTTGCAATGCTGATAAACAAGGTTTCAGAAACAGCAGAGTTTTATACTAGAAGGTTTATTGATTACATGACTTATAACTCGACATTATATCCAGAATATAATTCTAACTCTAATGAAGATATGTACCCTGACAAGGATGTTAATTTTCATAGCTGGGTGTTGTAATTATGAGCATGTACAAACCGAAAAAGATTAATGTTGAGAAACTAAAACAATATTTAAAACGACAAGAAAAAGATGGCGAATACAATAGATTGGGGAAAAGCATACAGCGAGAGTTATTGGGGGAACGCAACCTCAACGATTGATTGGGCAGATGTTTATCAAATAGAGTACCACACTTCTGATTTAAACAGGAGAGTGCAAATATACGAGAACAACACAATGACCATACAACTATTAGAAAACTTAGAAGATTAAGATATGAGTTTATTAAAGAAAGCATCCATAATAACCACACCTACAGCTTATGCTGAGGACTACTTATATTCTATAAAACCTGCTTATGCTTTAGGCTCAGAGCTTGTTACTAATGGTACGTTTGATACTGATTCTGATTGGACATTTACAGGCTCAGGGGTTAATATATCTAATGGTAAATTAAATTTCACAGGTACTACAAGGGAAGCAGAACAATCTATTTCATTAATTAGTAATAGAAAATATCGTGTTTCATTTGAAGTTTTAGATTATTCATCAGGAGATGTAAGAGTAGAGTTGGGAAGTGGATTAGGCACTGTAAGAAATTCCAATGGAGTCTATGTTGAAGATATAGAGTTTACAGGCACACCAAAAATTCAAATAGATGCAACAAGTTTTTTCACAGGCTCAATAGACAATGTAAGCGTAAAAGAAATAACAGATGCCGACTTTGACTTTGACAGAAACTCAACAGGAACAAGAGTCAACGAAGATTATCTTATAGAAGATGTGCCTTATAATTTAGTAGATAAAAGTGAAGAACAAGAAGATTGGACAATATTTGCTTATGGTGGTGCATCAATAGTAAGAACTCCTAATCAACAATCTCCTTTTTACGATAATAAAGCTGTATTATTTGACTTTACAGCAGGTACAGGCAGTAACGGAATTTTAGTTACAAGAAACGCAACAGTTGGTGCTAATATGAATAACACTTTAAGTGTTTGGATGAAAGGTGTTGTAGGTGGAGAAATAGTTAAGGTGGCTTGTAGAAATACATCAAGCACAGGAAATGATATAGGAACAGTAACTATAACTAATCAATGGAAAAGATATACTTTTACTATCGCTAATAATTTATCTACAACTGACAGAGGTTTTCAGTTTAGGTTTACAAGCTCGGATAGTGTACCTACACAATCTTTATTTGTTTATGGCACACAATTAGTAAAAGGCGACCAACCAAAAGAATATCTAAAAACAACAGACAGATTAGACATACCAAGAATAGATTACACAAACGGAGAGCCGAGTATCTTGCTTGAGCCTCAGAGGACAAATGTTAATCCTGAATCAGAAAATTTTAATAGTGGATATACGTTTACTAATGTAACGACAAATGCTAATGCCTTAACAAGTCCACAAGGATTAGACAATGCCTATGAAATGATTGATAATGCTACTAACGGAAATCATAGGTTTATTAGACAAATAACAGGGTGCACTAATGGTGTAGATTATACTTATTCAATTTTCTTAAAAAAAGGAACAATGACTACTGTATCTTTAAATTTGTTTTCAGGTGGTACAATAGCAAATGCATCGGTTAATTTAAAAAACGGAACTATTTCAGGAGGTGCAGGAAAAAACCATAGTATTCAGGATATGGGTAACGAATGGTATCGTTGCTCAATTACAGGCACATCAGGGGATACAAGTGTTTATATTTACTTGTATATGAAAGAACTTGGAGCATATGTTGGGGCAAATGATAATTTATATATCTATGGAGCACAACTTGAACAAGGAAGCTATGCAACATCTCTAATACACACTTCAGGAAGTGCAGTTACTCGTAGTGCAGATGCAGCTACTAATGCAGGAAACAGCGACTTAATAAACTCTACAGAGGGAGTGCTTTATACAGAATTAAAGATATTAGCTAATGATGGTACTTTTAGAGTAATTACTTTAAATGACGGTACACAAAATAATGTTATTGAGTACAGGTATAGACAGGTAGATAATCAAATACAGTTTCTTGTAAGAGATGGTGGCTCAGTAACAGTTAATAGTTTAATATTATTTACAAATCTTTTAGAGCATAACAAAATAGCTTTTCAATACAAGGCTAACGATTTTAAAATATTTGCAAATGGTAGAGAGATTGGAACAGACACATCAGGTACAGTACCGAGTGGCTTAAATCAATTAGATTTTGATTTTGCAGGTAGTTCTAATTTCTACGGAAATGTAAAAAGTGTAATGGTATTTAAAGAAGCTCTTACTGACTTAGAATTAGAGAAACTAACAGGCTACAACAACCACGAACTATATATGAATTATTACAATAGATT